GGGCTGTGCTTGCCAATCTTGATTTACAAAATCGTAATAAAGTTCTTTCCAAATATCGACAGCTGGTCCTAGCCCCGGTCCGTCCAAGGCTAAATCACTTACTAAGGTTTTGCCAGTTTCAGCATTAGGTCCGTACAAAGCCGCGGTGAATTTAAAAGCTCCTCGGCTTCCTTCTCCGTCTAATGTTTTATCGTTGTATGCTGTTAAAATATTATCGTCTATAGCCGGGAACACGATAGGGTTAGGATAGGTATAAGGAGTACCGCTTTCCGTGGTTGCTCTTTCCGGAAGTTTTAAGAAGTAAGAGCCCGACACACTGTTTCGGTACGCAGGATTAACCGATGTAATAATATCATCCCATTGCGCAGTCTCCCAATTAAAAAATACGGGATTCGCACCATTAGTGGAGCTTAACACAAAATAAGAACCATTATCAAACTCGTTAAATACGTTCATCGATAATGTGTACTCTCCCGGGTTAGCTCGCAAGTCTTCCGACACAATATAATTTTGATTCCCTGTTCCCGATGCTCCTACATATAAACCCCAGTCTAATGGAGTGCTGTCTGTTAAATCATTACAGAAAAAAGGATGAGTGGCTCTCGTGGCTAAAGAGTTCGTTGAATACGGATTAAAATTGGTGGGTGAGTTAGTAGCACTAAAATCCAGAGCGTCTCTCATCCACAATGATAAAACATTATATTTATTTGATTGGGAGGTTCTCGCTTTAGCTTTTAAGATATAACTAAACCCAGGAATGTTAGCTGTATTTTGCATCGTTCCTTTTACTGCCAAGCGATACGTCTTAGTAGGTTCCAATCCTGCGAAGTTTTGGACTAACTGAGTTTTGGTGGTAGCCTGAAAGTTGTTCATATCGTTACGTAAACGGCTACGAGTATCATTGGTTAAGGCGCTGTATCTTGTCGCACTTAATGTTAATGCGGAATAAATGTTTCCAGACGTGACTCTACTTCCAGTAGAGCTTAAACACCATTTAGCCACTCCGCTTTGGTCGTAAACATAAGTTCTCCACCCTGCTAATTTTCCAAAAGAAAAATTTCGGATTGAGTAATAACAAAATCCATTAGCGTCGGTTCTTCCTGTACCTCTCAAATTTATAGTATAAGTTTGGCGGTCTGCGTCTGCGGGTAACATTACCTGCACTCCTTTTTGATACCAAGTGTTTTTAGCGGTATAAGATATTTGTAGAGGAGTGCCGTTAGGGCTAAACATATTATTTTGTTGAGAGACGGAGTTTGGAGTAAAGTTATACTCGTACCCATCTGAATTCCTAATTAAGTTTACCTCCAAATTACCACAATTAGCGGCAGTAGATTCACCCGACACCATAGTATCAAAAGACAACATCATGGTAGCGTTGTTATCATATTGAGTGTTTGCTTGGTCTAGTAAGTTAGGGTCGGGAGTTAAGGGAGTAGTAAAAGCAAAACGGTTGCGGTATTCATCACCTAAATTAAAAGTTTGTTCTATGAACGCAACACCACTGGAAGCTAAATCGTTTGAAGAAGCGTATAAGGAAACCCCGTCCGTTCCTGAGAAAATTTTACCTGAGTCCGTTGCTAACGGGAAGACGGCTCCGTAACCCGCGCTATCCTCTCTACTTCCCGGGTCATTAGAATATTTAACTAAAGGATTTAACTGTTTCCACCCAGGAAGTTTAAACAACCCAGCTTGAGTACAAGCGGTTGGGTTTTCTGCTTCTCCCGTAGGAAACTGTGTGGTAATGGTGAAGTTATTATTCACCAACTCACTTTGGTGTTCTAAGAAGTTAGGATTTCGTAGAATTTGATAACGTTCATCGCATACCTCCAATCGTATTATGTTAAGGTAGGGATTGACATAACCTTGTTCCCACGGCGCAAATCCTGTATCAACGAAGCCAAACGAAGGAAATACATACTCTACGAAAAACTGATTGAATGGAGAGAAGGCTTGGTCTCTTTTATTACCTTTTAATCTTAGACGAAATTCGTTAACGTCGTAGTAATCTTTTAATTGGACGGTGTGATTTAAATTTTTATTATCTTTATCTAACCGTTCAAATTTTTCTGTAGTAAAATTATAATATTCAACAGGTACGTCGTTAGCTCCGCGGGATATTCTTATATCCATGGTTGCGTTATGAGCTTTACCGTTTGTATAAAAAGTATACACTCCTCCTAATTCCATAGTAGGAAGAGCTTGTCGTAATGTTACTTGTTGTTGACCTTTGATAAGTTCAAATTTGGTAATATCAATCGTTCCTTCAGCTACGGTGTCCGTTGTAGGTTGTACAGCACCACTTACATCATTCAGATAATTTACCGTCCATCCCTTAAGATTTTTAAGTGTAGGGTTTTGCAGTAAATTAGCCTCCGCCATATTATCGTATTTCCACTGATTAAATCCAATACCTGAATAACAATCCCACATCTCAAATACGGAGTTGTCGTTAAGAGGAGCTAATTGGTAGAGGTTTCCTGATGTGGCGATAGAACTGTACCAGTATCTCGAACCTCTCTGGGAATAACTTTCTTTCGCGCTACCTAACGTCATTGCTTGTATTTGGTAACTAGACACAGAGCTTGCTCCTATCGGACCTGCTCCTCCTGTCGGACCTCCACTGGGGTTGGGCATGTAGGTCATCACATCCGCTACTGTTTTTCTAAAGCCATCGACCACCATGTTAGAGCCTTTGTACAAGCTCTTGTGCTCGTTTCCATAACTTTGAAAAATCTCTATGTTACCTTTAATCATTTTCTTTAAATCCATAAACTCCGTTAGTAGCAGAATGGCTTCCTCCCCACCATTCTAAATACTCGTTTCGGCTACCACCTGATAATAGGTAGGTTCCCGACGAATCTATAGCATCTCTTGATGATTTACTGATGTTCAGGTCATCAAAGAAATCGAATATATCTGCAAAGTCTTTTTTCGTATAATCCTGTGCATAAACATTATAGCGTTTATTTACAATATCTACGCCTAATAATGTAACCCCGCGGAATTCTCCTGTGTTGTCCGGTTTTCCTATCTCCACATAATAAACAGTCTCGTCATTATGAACTGGACCTGCTGAAGCAAAGTAACCATTCAAAGGACCATCTTTAGAGAGGGAGAAGTATTTCAAAGGGGTCCGGCTGTTTAATGTGTTAAAGTCTAATACATGTCGTTGGGTTTCTATAGAACTCCCTTCGAATGAAAGTTTTTTCCATTGTTCTTCATTACTCGTTTCACGTGCGTCAGACCATGAGTTGCTGGTCCAGTTATAACACCAGTTTCTCGCTATAGAATTCCATCCATTACCTACAAAAGGTTTGGGGTCGGTTACCAGACGAACATATAAATCTTCATCCTTAAATCCGGCACCTGCGCCTGCAATTTTAGCAACACGACCATTTATACCTAACTGATAATGTTCGTTCTTAAATAATTTATTTCCTTGTCTCCCACCTCTGATTTTGGCGGGGGATTCAAAGTTTTCTATTTTAATATTTTTTATTTGATAACCACAAATTGTAGTATAGGCTCTAGCTGCCGGAGCAATATAAAGAGAGTAATTGTCCCCTTGTTCGAATACAGATGAGGGAGTTATTACCCCACTAAAAACACTGAACCCAGGTTCGGTTTGTGGACCCCCACTAGTTAAAACATTAACTAAGTTGCCCGAGAAAATAGCAGCGGTATCTCTCCATCTACCGTTGGGTTGGTCCCACTGTTTAGACTTAGTTTCGTTAATTAAAGCATATGTTAGTCTGTTGTTGGCTAAGTGTATGGAAGACGCTTCCATGGATATTTTATAACGATTATTAGGAGTTAGGGGGCGCAGGTTGGGAGGAGTTTGACGGTCCGTAGGATTAGAGACTGTTCCAAACGCCACACTTCTCTGAGCACCTAGGACGCCCGACATTACACCTATGGTTCCTGTTCCAGACGAACTTCCTCTACCCACCATCGCTATGTAAGGTAAGGAACTACCACCTACATCATCCTTAAAATAAATCGTCCGGGACGAGTGACCAGTGGGACCTCCGCTATAAATATTCGGAGTTCTCTCTACGCTATACATACCCCACCCTGCAACTGCCGAGGTTGATAGATTTTGTCTCGCAGCGTCACGTGGCGCAAATAACAGTTTTCCGTTATAAGAGTAGTTAGTATTTCCGTCCAACGCATAGCGAGCCCTCACACTTTGGATAGGGCTGTCAGTTACCTGTCTCTGAACGAAGGTTATGCCGCTAGGAGAAATCAAATCTATATTGTAAGGGGTGTTATTGTTATTATTCCAAACAGCTATACTGTTAACATTTCCAGCAGCAAACTCAATCCCCGACAATACCGTTTTGTTAGCCTGTATTACTTGTCCAGGGTGTTCAAATACATCCAAATAATTGGAATATGTGCCGAACGCTCCCGGGGATAAAATCCCTTCAGTGAGTTCTACTCTTCCTCCCGAAGTATTTAAATACACATTGTTTTGGGATACAGCAGGAGTGGTAATAACACCACTCCAATCCGAGTGAATAGAGGAAATAGTTCCACCAAAGCTTCGGGCAAACGCTTGGGAACCTAGGGAGTTTTGCAAATTACCTTTTATAGAAAAATTATGATTAAAAAGTAAGGGACCAAATACATGAGCTATAATGTTAAACCCTCCTGCATACCTATCCCCATCGACTTGCGTTTCTTGGTCTACCCAGCATTGCAAGTTTCTATTGAACTTTGTATTATATTCTTGATATAGTGATTGTACTCCGGCACCAAATTTAAAATTATCAAACCCTTCGTTAGTAAATCTTAACCAACGAGCATCTTCGCGACCTCGTCTAATAAAGATGTTTGTCATTGCTCTTAATATTTGAGAACCAAATACGTCACGTAATTGATTGAAACTAGAAGCGTTGGTTTCAAACCCCGGTATATTTCGTTGAGGAAAGAAAGAAGAGCCATGAAATTCAAAGAAAGGGGTAGCGGACCCGTTGTAATAGGAATATACTGATGAAAGACTTCCGCTAGTATCTACAAATTG